CGTAAATCTTGTCTATATGTTTTAAATCCAGCAGATAATGTTGTGCCTTTTTCTTTAGCCATGATTACTTCCCAATCACTAGCTTTTAAAATATTATCTCGTCTTTGTCTTAAATCTGCCATAGCACGATCAAAAGCACCATTATTCCATGCTTGTTCTTCAGCATCTCTTTGTGCTTCTTCTTCTGCTGTAAAGGGTACTTGAACCCCATTTATGTTGTGATGTCTTGGCATAATTATTTATACTCCATTGTTAATTGTTAAGCAATACCATAAAGGCAAATATCTCCAGCATCTATGTTGCCAGATTGAAAAGAAAATTGAATAGAATTTACTGCATTTGTTGTATTCATATAACCAGCAGTAAAAAGTTGTTGCGTATAATTACCAGCATTTGCACCTTGTACTGTTGCTATATAATGTTTTACAAATGTAGTGCTAGATGGATTAAATAAATGTAAAGTTCCAACTACAGATTGATCATTATCATTACCAATTTGCAAACTAAATCTTTGAGCTGATGTACTTTGTGCTAAATCTCTATCTGTGTTATATTGTAATAATGCTTCACTATCTGCTTCATCATGTTGTGCTTGAAAAGTAGTAGATGTTTTAGTTACATTGTAATTACTTCCACCATCTACACTTCCATTAAATTGTATATCTTGATTATCAGTTGCTGGATGAATATCTTTAAATGTAAATACATATTCCTTGTAAGTATTATCTAAGACAACTCCACTAGAGCCATCAACAAAAGATAAAGTTGCAGATGAACTAGCTGTTAGTTTTTTAATTAATGTCATACTGCCTAATCCTGTTATAGAACCAAAAGCAGTTGCGTTTTTTACACCTCTGTTATTTAATTTAACTATGCTCATTAACTATCCTTAATTCCATATAGTTTTATAGTACCACTTTGTATATTATTTGTATCTAGCTGAAATCTTACTGCATTAATACTGCTAGTAGTGTTTCCATAACCAGCAATATAACAATTCATAGAAAATGGTGGAGTATCATTACTCGCATAATTTGTTTCTGACATAAAATGTTTTACAAATGTAGTAGAACTTGGATTAAATAAATACATTTGACCACTTGCACTTTCATCATTGTCAATACCAATTTGAGATGCAACAGTTAAATTTTGAAATGATGTTGATTGTGCTAAATCTTCTGAAGAATTGTAAGTAAGTGTTGTAGCAGAATTATCTTCTGCATGATAAGAATAAAAAGCAGTTGTAGTTTTGGTAACATTATAATTACTACCACTATCTGTTGAAAAATTTACTTGAAATTCGCTACCAGCACCTGATGGGTGGATATTTATAAATTTAAACATATAAATAGGATATGTTCCATCTAAAACTACATCATTACTTCCATGTACGAATGACAATGTAGAACTAGAACTAGCAGTTAAAGTTTTAATAGGTACTAAAGCACCACTTGGCATAGAAGCCACAGAAGAAACAGCACTTATGCTATTGTTGTTGTATTTAACTAATGCCATATAATTTTATTACTCCACTATCTATGTTTCCACTTTCAAATTTAAATCTTACTCTTGTCAATGCTGTTGTTGTATTCACATAACCAGCTATAAAATTATTCATAGTATAATTTCCTGAATGAGCATTATTAGTTTGTGCAATAAAATGTTTTACAAAAGTTGTATCACTAGGATTAAATAGATGTAAAGTTCCTGTACAAGATTGATCGTTATCGTTTCCAGATCCCTCTGTTAATCTTTGAAAGCTACTTCCCTGTGCTTGATCTCCACTTGTTCTATACATAAAATAAGTGTTTGAATCAGATTCATCATGCTGTGCATTAAAAAATGTAGATGTAATTGTTTGGTTATAAGATGTATTAGTTCCTGTATCTACTTGAAAAGCAAATGCTTGATCGTCTGTAGCTGGGTGAACATCATAAAACTTAAACACATACTCATCATAGGTACTATCAATACCAGATGTAAAAGATATTGTAGCTGAACTTGATGCAGTTTGCTCTTGGATTAAAGTCATACCACCACCAGAAATAGATGCTGGTAATGATGTTATTGCTGATAAGGAATTATTGTTAGCAAAGTTAAGAGCCATTTTACGACTCCTTTGGATTATCTGCTTTTATTTGTGCTATTCTTTCTTTCCAAGCATCAAGACCTTGTTCGTTAATTTCTTCTAATTGTTTATCCCAAGAACCATATAATTTTTTTCTTGTTATTATAACTTGATTGTTTCTTTCTGATACATCTCCATTATTATCTAAAGCTGATAATTCTGCATCAGTAGGTTTATTTAAACCTGATACATTCCAAGATGCAATATAATCGCCATTACCATCAGAATCATTTTGAAGAATAATATTGTTTTGTTCTTCTTCCCAAGTTTTAGAGTTTGCCTCTAAATATAATTTTACTTTTGTATTTAATCTAGCCATAATTTTACCTATAATATTACTCTAAATGCTCCAAAATATTTGTCAAATAAACCACCTGTGTTTCCACCATCATTTTTTGCACCATATATTTCAAAGTAGTCATCTGCATCACTATCAACTATTGCGTTAAGTGTCATAGTTATTGCTCCAGCACCACTATTAGTTCCAGGATTATAATATGAAGTATAAACTCCATATGCTGTCCCATTAGCTGATTCCATTATAGAACCATTTTTATAGATAGCTAAACGAACATAACTATTATCAACCATATTTATAGCACTAGCTTTTGCAGTAATCATATATTTTCCAGCAACTCCTGGAGTAAATCTGTCTGATGAATATGTATTATCACTATCAAAAACTTCTGTATCCATTGTTAATTTAGTCAAAGTGTTATCTGAAATATCTGTTCCATCTTCTGTATTTGTAGATTGAGCAAAAAATGCTGGAGTGTTAGAACCACCAGCATCAGCAAAAGTCATCGTGCCAATTCCTGTTGTTCCTGAACCTGATACTGAATCTACTTTTAAAAATTTACCAGCAGTTATATTTCCTGATGGAAATTTCATAGTGTAAGATTGATTAGCTGAATGTGGTGGAGATTGTAATTTTATTCCATGTGAGTTAGCTTCACAATTTAATTGCAAAGCACCTGAAGTTGTACCATCTCCTTTTATTTGTAATCCAGCAGATGATGAAGTTGTTGTAAAATTTGTTTTAGCTTGTGTTACAGTAGCATCAGATGGAGTTCCTATGTCTAAAGTATTTCCAAGAACAATCACAAAGTCAATGACATCTCCTGTTGCCAAATTTGAAGCGAATGTCAAAGTTGAGCCTGAAACTGTAAATGAAGTTGTTGGTGCTTGTAGAATACCATTAAGTGAAACTAAAAATTGATTGGCATTTTCGTAATCTGTAAAAGCTGAACCCCCATTATTCATAGTATAACCAGCTTGACCATTAACTACACTAATTGCATCTAGTTTTACAAAGTTTCCTGTAATGGGTGTTTTTCCTATATATGCCATACTATAATGCCTTTATTTCAGCATCAGTTAAACCTAATGCTTTTAATTTGTTTTGTGCTGATGTTTTGTCATTTTCTTTTTGTGTTTCAGCATCTTTTAATTCTTGTATCTTTGCATTTACTTCTGACTCACTTGGCATAGTAGCTGTATCATCATTTAATATTAAGTGTTCGTATTTCATTCTTTGATCATTTGGTATTGTGTCACCATTATCATCTGTTTTTCTAAAACCATACCATTGTGGTTTATCAGTATTAAATTTTGCTAATGCTTCTTGTAAATAATCTCTATCCATTTTATGTATCTCCTAATCTAATAAACTCAAAAAAAGTTTTATTTTGTGATGTATCTCCATGAATTGTTGTGCCTGAACTAACATCTACTATTTTAAAATATACTTTTACTTGTGCAGTATCGGTGCAATCAATAAATGTAGAAGTTGTTGCTGAATTTATACCATTACCATCTCTACTAATAATTACTTGAGCAACATTTACATATGTAGAATTATTTGTTGTAGCTACTATTTGTCCAATAATATCATCATTAGTATTTGGATAGCCTGTTAATGTAAAACTTACTTTCCAAATACCCGTAGATGGAAATGAAAAATAACCAGAACTTTGTGACATTCCTGTTCCAATTTTCCCCCAAGCTGTACTATCTGATCTTTCTAAATTTGCTGAAACTACGTTTGTATCTGCTGTTATGTTTGCAGTTATTCGCCATTGGTCAGCTTCTGTAATTCCACCACCACCAACTAAACTTGCATCTAATCTTTTCAAAACTCCAGCATCACTAATTAAAAATTCATCTGTATCTGCTGGTGCAGTTGCTAATTCTGTTTCTCCTGAAATAATATCTTGTGCTAGTTTAGAATTTGTAATTAAACCATCTTCTAAATCAGAAGAACTTACAGGTTTGTTTGCTGGTGCTTGTCCTATGTAAGCCATTAATTACTCCTATGTTATTTCTAGGATTGATAATGTTGCGTCTATTTTAGCTGATACTGAACAATCTATTTTTAATATATCAGTTGTTTGAAGAACAACTTTACCACCTGTTAATAATTCTAATGATGAACCAGCTGGGATTGTTACATCTTTAACCAATAAAACTGTTTCATTTGTTTCTGTATCTGATGTGTCTGATACTAATTGAACATCTGCTGTGACAGTTGTTGTGTGAATATTACAAAGTGTTAACCCAATAACTACTGTTGTTGTAGAAGATGGAACTGTGTAAAGTGTTAAAGGTGTTCCAGCACTTGATGGCATCGCA